GCCTGAGAAGCTGCTACACGTCGTCTGGGATCAGAGCGGCGACGACCCCGAGGGCATGAGCATCCTGCGGCCCTGCTATGCGGGCTGGAAGTCTCGCCGGCTGATGCTCAAGTTGGAGGCAACCGGCTTTGAGCGCGGGGCCTTTGGGATCCCTTATGTCGAGGTCGATCCGACAGCGCGCACGGGTGACAGCGCTTCAGTCAACGAGATCCTGCGCGAGCTTCGCACGGGTGCCAGGGCGTGGGCAGCGTTCCCTCCGGGATATACGTTGAAGTTTGCCGACTTCCCCTTCAAGGGTGCCGATCTGCGCGAGGCTCGGATCGCTGCAGGCCAGGACATGGCCCGCGCTGCGCTGGCCCCGTTCCTGTTCACAGGTGAGAAGGCCGGCGCGTACTCTCTGATCCAGGGCCAACAGGACTTCTTCACCATGGCGCTCCAGACCGCTGCGGACATGATCGGCGCGGCGCTCAGCCATGGCAGCGACTCCCTGATCCAGCGGCTGTGTCGGTGGAACTACAACCGCACCGAGGGCTTCCCCAAGCTGGTGCCCGGCTCGATCAGCATTGGCGACCCCAAGCAACTGGTCGAGGCGATCAAGATGGCAGCAGAGGGCGGGGCGCTCCTGCCTGATCGCGGCATCGAGGAGTCCGTGCGCGCTGCGCTGGGGCTGCCTGAGTTGCCGGAACACGAGAGCCGCGAGGAGCAGGAACACCGCCTAATCAACGCGCGGCCCGCAGAGGTCAGAACTGAGGTGGAGCAGATCGAGCGAACCGAGGTCAAGAGCAAGGGGCCCGCGATCACAGAGATCACAGACGATCAGGCCGACGACACCGAGCGCGAGGCCAAGGAGATGGAGGCATTGGCCGAGAGCCTGCGCCGTCCCGTTGCTGTGAGCGGTCGCGAGCTACGCGAGGAGGAGCGTTACGTGCGCCTTGACGAGACGCTCGCGCCCATGGTCAGCGTCAAGGATGCGATGGCCCAGGCTGCCGAGGACTGGCGCGAGGAGATCGCAGACAGATACGCCGACCGGATGGCCAGGGCTGGCGACCTGATCAAGATGCGCGGCGCGGACGTGCCAGACGTTGGCAAGCTGGGCGAGGCGTTCCGGGTGGAGTTGCGCAAGGCGTACCGAGCGGGCAAGGCGTCGGTGCGCGAGGAGATGGATCGGATCTCTGCCTCGCCCGATCTGCTGCCTGCGCTTGAGGCTGGTGACTTCGAGGTGACCCGCGACGACATCGAAGTAGACCTGCCGGGCGAGACTGAGACGCTCAGCGAGCAGACCGCATTCTCATGGACCGGCCAGCAGCGAGGGGGCCTCACTGGCCTGCGCTACCTGACCAGCCTGGGCGATGGTGTGCCCCTGCTGCTGGCTCCCGCGGGCCGCAAGGTTGAGGCCAAGAAGCCCAAGGCCGCGGGCGAGTCGGTCGCAGATGAGATCATCCCCGAGGACGCTGTGGAGAATGTGGCGCGGACCTCTGCCCTGGCTGCTGCTGACCGCGTCAAGGCCGCCAGCATCACGGCGGTGCAGTCTGGCAGCATCGGCGGCGTGATGGAGACGAGCGCTATAGCGGAGACGGTGGCGGGCGCTGTGCGCGAACTGAGCCCAGGCGCTGATCTGGTGCAGGCGCAGCGCGACACCAACACGATCTTTGGGCTGGGCCGCATGCAGGAGGCGCGAGCCGAAGGAGCCGAGAGCGGCATCCGATCCGCCATGCTGGAGAGCAGCACCTGTGACGTGTGCCTCAGCAAGGATGGCGCTTCCTTTGAGATCACCGAGCTTGACGAGTACGCCACCCCGGATCCTGATTGCTTCGGCGGCGATCAGTGCAACTGCATCGTGATATTTGTGCCGAAGGGATAGACCATGAACGACCAGATCAACCTCGCAGTTTGGACGACGGCCTACGTCAACGACCTGCCCGATAGCGCCTTCCTATACATCTCGCCCGGCGGCGAGGAGGACGACGACGGCAAGACCAAGCCGCGCTCGCTGCGCCACTTCCCCTACCGCGACAGCAAAGGCGACGTTGACCTGCCGCACCTGCGTAACGCCATCGGCCGGATCCCGCAGTCCACCGCTCCCGGCTTGACCGCTGAGAAGATGCGCGCCCTGCAGGACAAGGCCCGCGAGATGCTGCGCGCCGAGTCCGAGGACATGGCCGAGCCTGACGAGGAAACCAAGCGCAAAGAGCGCGAGGCCCAGGAGGAGGCGCTGCGCAAGAGCCGGGCGGGAGTCAAGGCAGACCCCAGCAAGACCGGGCGCGGCATGGGCAACCCTGCGACGCGGCGCTACTACTCCGAAGGCTACTGGTCCTCACCGCTGCTGCTGAGCGAGGGCCCCGAGTCCTGGGTCGAGGTGGTGCGCTCTGGCACCTTCTACGGCAGCACCGGGCCGAAGCCTCGCAAGGTCGAGTTGACCGATGCCGACGTATACGCGATGGCGCGCAACTATGAGACGGTGCTGGCTGAGCAGTGGTTCTCTGGCGGTGCGCCGGTCGGCTACAATCACGCGCTCGCCGCTGGCAACATGGACCCAGCCAGCACCAAGGCCGCAGCCAGGATCAAGGCTGTCGAGGTGCGCCCCAACGACAAGGGCGGGGTTAGCCTGTGGGGTCTGTTCTCGTGGACCGACGAAGGCGCGCAGCGAGTCAGCGCGAAGGAGTTCGCTGGGATCTCCGCTGAGCTTATCCCGCCAAAGGTTGCAACCAGCAAGCAAACAGGGCAACCGCTGCCCGGCTACTTGATCGTGGGAGCTACCCTCACAAACCAGCCCTTTGTGCCATCCATGGCGCGTCCTACCGTTTTTTCTGATTGCGCTATGCAAGCAATTGATCAACCTGTTAGGCTCGCGCCTACAGACTCAACCCCGAGCCGGATCCACCTCTCTGAGGCTGTGCCCGCTCCCCAGGAGAACACCCCGATGACCGACATCCTCCTCAAGCTGGCCGAGGCCACCGGACTGCCCACAGAGGCACCCGAGTTGCTGGCCGAGGTGCGGCGACTCCAGACCGAAGCCGAGAAGGTGACGGTCCTCACGGAGACGCTGGAGACGGCAACCAAAGAGGTCGAAGGCCTCCGCGACCGCAACTCGATCCTCGAAGAGCGCGAGAAGGTCCGCACCCTGGACAGTGCCTGCACCATCGGCCGGATCGCTCCCGCAGAGCGTGAGGACTATTGGCAGGTGTGTCAGACGCTGGGCGAGGAGAAGGCCAACCGCATCTTTGCAGAGGGCCGCTTGCCGGTCGGTCGCGAGACTTCCGAAGCCGACGCGCCCTCGGCAGTGACCCCGCTCGGAGCCATCGAGGCCGAGGTCGAGGCGCTTGCCGAGAAGATCCACGGTGATACCAACCTCTCCGAGGCCGCCGCCTATTCTCAGGCGATGTCCACGGTCCTCGCTGACCCCACCAAGCTCGCGGCCTACGAAGCCGAGAGCCTCGACCAGTAGGAGCGCACGATGTCAACACCCTTCAATCCCACCCTGGTGATCACGCGCAAGTGTAACGCCGACATCTCGTCCTCTGACTGGCTGCTCGTGAGTTGCGTTGGCGACGACGACATCGAGGTAGCCGGGACCACATCAACGGCCACAGGCGATCTGTGCATCGGCGCACTCACCAACGACGTGGCCGCGGGCACCGCCGCCAATCCGGTCAGCGTGCCGGTTCAGTGCGGCGGCATGATCAAGGTGCTGGTTGGCACTGGCGGGATCACCGCTGGCGATCTGGCGATGGCTGCCGCGGACGGCACCGCCATCGACGTGGCCACCGGCAAGTATGCCTTCGGGATCGCCCTTGAGACTCACGCGGCTGGCGATGTCGGCGCGTTTTTGTTCGCACCCAGCTACTACGAGGAAGGCTAGCCTCACCGGCTCGCACTAGGAGAATCAGACCATGGTTAATATTCAAGGCCTCGTTAATGACCGGATGCTCACCAACTACACGCGGTTGTTGGGCCCCTCGCTCGGTAGCTTCATCGCGGACGGGATCTGCCCAAGCGTGGACGTGTCCACCAAGACGGGCCAGTTCTACTCCGTCGCGGGCGGGTTTGCTTCGGCCTCGCCGGGTCACGATCTGATCATCGCAGACGGTCAGGACTCGCCCCTTCAGATCAGCACCTCGGTGAGCAAGGTCACCGGCTGGGACGTCAACGTCAACGGGCTGGGCGTGAAGATGAATAAGAGCAGCGCCGAGTATGCCCAGGGCAACGGGCTCGACCTTCGCAAGGCCAACGCCGCGGTGCTGGCACGGCAGTGCATGATCCACCGCGAGCGCACCGCCGCCGCGCTGATCTTCAACGCAACCACCTTCTCGGGCTACACCGCCGCGCTCTCTGGCTCTGACCAGTGGGACAACGCAGCGAGCGACCCGATCAGCAAGGCGCAGGACGCGCGCGACTCGATCATCACCAACAGCGGCGAAGTTCCCAACGTCGCGATCATGGGCTATGAGGTCTACAAATCGCTCAGGCAGCACCCGCTGATCCTGGAGTACACCAGCCGCACCGCCAACACGGCGGGCGTCCTGACCAACGACGACCTCGCGCGGGCCCTGGACGTTGACACCATTTGGGTGGGTAAGGCCGTCGCCAATTCCGCCTATGAGGGTCAGACGGAAACCAACGCCTTCATCTTTGGCAAGTTCGTACTCTTCGCCCACATCAAGAGCAGCCCGGCAGCGATGACTCCGCAGAGTTGCCTGCAGCGGTTCCGCATGGCCGGCAGCACGGACGGTGCCGTGAGGCGCTGGGAGCCCACGCCGTATGTCGAGCAGATTGACATGCTCTGGAACGACCAGTTCGCAGTCCCCACTCCCGCCCTGGGCTACCTGTACTCCACCGCCGTCAGCTAGGAGGCCGTCATGGCTGAGACACTTCTCTATCAAGGCGTTGCGGTCAACCCCGCCAACGGTCTGCGCGTGCGCCTCGGGCACAACGTCGAGACGCTCGCGGGCACCAAGACTCTGCTGCCACAGGACGCGCAGTTCCAACTGCTCGACTGTGACGGAGGCGCGCGGCAGGTCAACCTTCCGGCGGAGGAGGCAAGCCAGGGCTTGTTCTTCGTCATTAAGAACGTGACGGCCGCAACCCATGCGATCACGGTCAAGGATGACGCTACTGTCCCGAATACCATTGACTCCATCTCGGCAGTCTCCTTCGGGATCTTCGTCTGTGACGGCGACTCCTGGGTGAGTGCGGTCGGTGACGTTGACTTCGGTTAGCCACCCCGCATAGGAGCGCCCCTATGAGCCACGAAGTAGCACCCGGTCAAGAGTTGATCCACAGCGGTCGCCGCTATCCCGCCGGGGCCCTCGCCCCTGCCGGCTGCGACGTCGCCACCCTCAGCGCCCTGGGCGTGCTGGTCGAGGTGGTCGAAGCCAAACCGCCAGCCAGACCCGAGCCAGAGGCTGTGCGAGTCAGCGCCCGCGGAGGCTTCAACCCCGAGGACCCGGCGACCATCAAGCACGTCACGATCAAGGCGCTGCCTGCAGCCCTGGCTGGGGTGTCTGACCTGGACACGTTGCGCGCCATGCACTCGGCCGAGTCCCGCAAGGGTGGCCGCGACGCCATCGAGGAGCGCATTGGTGAGTTGGAGATCGCAGAATGAAGCTCCGCGCCCTGTGCAAACTTAGCCATGGAGGGGCCCAGCTTGCCCCTGGTGACGTTTTCGAGGAGCAAAGCGACCACTCCGCGGCCAAGCTGCTCGGGCGTGGCTGTGCGGCGCGTGTAGCGCCTGAGAAGAAGGCCGCCAAGAAGAAGGCCAAGGCCTCCGAAGAGTAGGAGAGCGCCGTGGCATACAACGCAGATCTAGCCACGGCCACTTCAATGGCTCCGCAGCTTGGCACCCTGAGCGCAAGCAGCACCCCAACCAGCACACAGGCAACAGTGGTTTGGACTGGTGCCTATGACAAGGTGCGCGCGGCTCTGCTGGCGAACGGTATCAGCAGCAGCATCACAGCATCCACAGTGGCCGAGGCATGGGCGCAGCGCTGTGAGATGATGCTCACATCGGGAGAGGTGCTGCTGGCCAAGGGATCCATCGGTGTCAATGCGGAGAGTACCGGGCCGGCGCTGATCAAGATGGGCGACACGATGATCGAGAGCCTGCCGACGATCCGAATCATGCTGCTCGACAACGGGGCCACCGCCGACAACGGCAGCACGGACTCCCGCATGGGCAGCCACTGGACGCGCGCCAAGGATCCCGATTGGGATCCCACTCCCGGCGGCGATGACGTGCCCTATGCTGCCGTCCCCATCTGGCCGGATAACTCGGACCTCTGATGGCTGGCTCGACCGCCTACGGATCGGGGCTGGGCACCCTCTCGGCTGCCATGAGTCAGGCGCGGCGCGGCGGCTCAGAGCCGGGGCGTATGTTCACGATCAAGATGGAGCCCGCGCCGACTGAGATCCAGGCCCGCTTTGAGCAATGGGCGGCGCTGATCGATGACTTCGAGCCGGTCTTTGATGACGTCGTCAAGTTGTTTCGGAGCCACGAGGGCCGGCAGTTTCGCACCCAGGGCAAGATCACCGGCCCGCGCTGGCCGAAGCTCTCCAAGAAATACGCAAGGTGGAAGCGTAAGCACTTCCCGGGTCGCCCGATCCTGGTGGCCACCGGGGCGCTCCGGCGGGCGCTGGTAAAGGGTGGCTCGGGATCTATCGGTGGCAAGAAGGGCGAGCGCGGCGACGACTGGATCGAGGTCGGCATCGATCCAGACAGCGACGTCGGATCCTATGCCGAGGCGCACCAGTTCGCGCGAGGCCCGGCCTATCGCCGGCAGCGTAAGCCGCGCCCGCCTGTGCGCTGGGATCCGTCTGTATGGGACAAGGGGATCAAGTCGGTAGGCAAGGGCGGCACGGTGCCGCTTGGGACAGCCGTCGCGCAGATGTTCCAGGCGCACATAGTCAAGGCCCGCAAGCAGGCGCACGCTGACGTGCTGTTCTCTGACAACTTCAACTTCCAGAAGATGCGGCGCGGCGTGCTGCGGCTCAAGACCCGGTGATCATGTGGCAACCTTCACCGAGAGGGCAGTCGATGCGCTCTATGACTACATCAACGACGGATCAACCGGGCTCAACGCTGAGACGCTGCCGGCCCTGCGCACCGCCCTGGGCATCACCACCGCAGACCTGCCGGACGTGGCGACCGTTGAAAAGTGGTACCACCGAGCAGCCCAGGCAAACGCCTTCCCCTACATGTCGATCACCGTGGACAGCACCAGCGGAGAGGCTGAGGCCAACTCCCGCTTCTACGATGTCCGGCTACAGTTGGCGCTCGTGGTGCTTGATGCCAACATCGACGGCAACGAGGTGGACGTTGTGACCGCGCTCTGGCGCTACGGCGACGCGCTACAGACGCTGTTCAAGCGGCGCACCGGGGCGGGCTCCCAGGGTTGGACCTTGGGAATGGCTAGCAACATCATTCGCAGTACAATAGACTCCCAAACGCCCGGCGCTGATCCGGGGTTGGCAGTCCCAAACGTGGCCCTGCTGAGTGACATCAGCATCAGGATCGTCGAATCCTACTAGGAGATCGAGAAGATGACCGGACCGAAGGTGGATATTGGTAGGGATCTCGTAGCCTTCACGGCGGCGCAGGCAGATTACAACGTGGCCGACGTGGCTGGGGAGAGCTACCCGGAGGCGGCCGACGCCATCCGGGCGATCACCGGCAGCGCGGGCGGGACCATCGCGTACAACCCGCGCGAAGACAAGTTCGGCACCGCCACGGCTGTGCCCGGCATCGCTCAGAAGCGCACCGCAGAGGGCAGCCTGGAAGGCTACGTTATGCCGAGCGGGACGCGGACGACTGCGCCAGACATTGACGAGATGTTGGCCACCAGCGGCTGGACGAAGGTGGACCGCAGTGGGACGACGACCACAGTCAGCGGCGGCAGCAGCACAGCGGCGCAGGTAGACCTTGCGTCCTCATCCGGCTTTGTGGTCGGAGACGCTGTGATCGTGGAGACGGGAAACGGGACCGCGCTGTATGAGATGCGCCGGGTCACCGCGATCGACACGGGCGGCACCAACATCACGGTCGAGCCGCCCCTGAGCTTCTCGCCAGCCGCGTCCGCGAACGTCAAGGGAGCCATTGCCTACAAGCCCAACGACACCCGCGACACGGACGAAGACAGCCTGTGCCTGTGGATGCTCAACAACAACAGCGCAGACAGGCTCGGCGGCTGGACTCCTGGCAGCACGTCGATCACCATGGGCGGCGAGGACGCGGCGCGCTTCTCGATCAGCGGCACGGCTCGCCGGCATGATCGGCTCTTTCAGACTGAGGTGGCGACCGAGCTAGCCACTACCGTGACGACGCTGGTGGTGAGCAATGCGCTCGCCTCGTCTGGCGATCTGCTCAACACCTACTGGACGCTTGACGACGCGGCAGCAGGAGGCAGTACCACCGCAGAGACGGTCAAGGTGACGGCGATCAGCGGCTCGTCTTGGACGGTCACGCGGGGCCAGCTTGGAAACCCGGACCCCGGCACGGCCTGGGTGGTTGGAACTACGGTCACCCCGTACCGACCAACCGGAACCTATGCGGGCGACCCGGTGCCGGCGACCAGCGGACAGATGATCTGCGCGACCTACGGCAGCGCCACCGCCATCGAACTGCAGTGCAGTGAGTCCTCCCTTGAGTGCGGCTTCGGCCTTGCCTACCGCGAAGACATCATGGGCGACACCTACAAGGTGGGCGGCTATGTGATGAGCCCGCGCGAGGTAACCGCCACGCTCAGCGGCTGGACCCTGTTCGAGAACAACATGATCGCCGCCATGCAGGCCTTCCAGACCACCGACATCGCCGGGGCAAGCTCCCAGCAGATCAGCGTGGCCGTGGTCTGTGGCCAGACAGAGGGCCAGATGTTTGGCTGGGTTGCGCCCCGGCTTCGCATGACGGATCTGAGCCTGGACCGAGGGGCCGAGGAAGTGGCCCTTGACCTCGCCGGCCGATGCGAAGGCACCAGCAGCGGAGCAGATGAGATTATTTTGATGTTTGGCTAACCACCCACCCCAAACCACGGAGCGACCCTGTGGATCTTCAAGCCTGGAAACGACGCCGACTCATACCTACATGGGGCGGCAACGACACGGAACCCGAGCCATGCGCCATCCTATACCACCCTCCAAGCGTTGGCTGGATGGCCCGCTGGCGGGAGGTGGCGATGGCTGCCCCAACCCTCGACCCTCAGAAGTTCGCAGAGCGCACGGGGGAAGACGGCTTCGCCGGCAAGGTGAGCGCGTGGGGCGATCTGGTGCAGACCTTTCGCGAGGAGATGATCACCGCGCTGGTGGTGGGCGTCGAGAACCTCACGCTAGAGGGCCGCTCTGTGGACCTGTCCGAGGCGCTCGCCTTCGTGATGGACAACGAGGGGCTGCGCGAAGAGGTATTCGCGGCGCTGCTGGCGGAGGGGACACTCACCGATGCCGAGGGAAAAGACTAAGGGCGGCGATTCAGTACACCGCCCACCCGTCTCCCACCGCCGAGCAGATCGATCTCTGGGGCGAGGGCTGGAAGGGTTGCAAGCTGTGGGGCTCGTGCGGCGGCACAAGGTGCCGAGGCGAGGGCAAGCCATGGCGATCACCAGCCAAGATCCCGTCCACCGGCCGGCGTCCTTCAGGCGTGCGCGCTGAGGATCGCAAGGTGGACCGCTGCCCGCTGACTGAGGTTCGCCCGGCTGAGTGGGGCATGCTCTCGATCTGGTCTGCGTGGCGACGCCTGGGCGGGATGCCTGGGCCCGGCAGCGTACAGGAGCAAGGCGCGCGGCTGACCGAGGCCCTGGGTGTGCTGGACTTCGAGCAGGACCTGATCCAGGCGCAGCAGGCTGAGGCCGCAGAGCGGAGGTCGCGCAATGGCTGAGGGCATGAACCTAAAGCTGGGGATCAAGGGAGCCAACAAGGTCCAGCGCGAACTGAAGCAGACCGGCAAGGCCGCGGGCACCATGGGCCGCGGCATGCAGGGCGCGACGTCCTCAGCCGCTGGGCTCGGTGCGATGATCGGTCCCCAGGGTCTGCTCGTGCTGGGCGCTGCCGCGGTGACGGGCGGATTCTTGGTCGCAGCCAAGGCCGCCGAGACTCTGAGCCGCGCCTACGTCGGAGCCATCAAGAAGACCTTTGAACTGTCCGAGCAACTCGACACCATCGGGAAGAAGGCCCGATCAATAGGCGCAGATCCTGAGCAATTCCAGGCACTGATCGGCTCGTTCGAGTTGGCGGGAGTCGAGGCCGGGCAGGCCATGAAGGCCCTGCAGAAGCTCAACCAGTCCATGGGCGAGGCGATGAAGGGGACGAAGTCCTATACGGACGCCTTCGACGCTATGGGCCTGAGTGCCGAGACGCTGGCGCGCACCCCGTTAACAGAGCGGATGCTGTTGATCTCCCAGGGTATGTCTGAGATGGGCACGCGCGCCGAGCAGAGCGCGCACGGATCGCTCGTCTTTGGCCGCGCATTTAAGGATCTGATCGTAGCCTTTGAGGATGGCCGCGCCGGGCTGCAGGCTGGGATCGATGACATCGAGCGCTTTGGCATCGCGACCAACGAGGACGTGCGCAACTCCGAGGATCTACGCGACGCGGTGCTGCGGCTTGAAAAGGCGTTCCTTGGCCTGAAGATGGAGGCGTTGGCCCCGCTGCTCGGCACGCTCACCGGGATCACCAACGCGCTCGCAAAGCTCATGGCGGAGATGGACGCCGACACCGTCGAGGAGTTCGGCACCGATCTGGCTACCTTCACCGCCGCGGCTGCCGTGGAGTTGCTGCGGCTGGGCGCTGCGGCTGAGGCCTTCGTGATCATGTTTGAGCCTGCGATCAAGGCTGCCGGGGCAACCGCTGCCCTGAGCATGGGACAGGTGAAGCTCGGCGTGAAGCTGGCGGCGTCGTCGCTGATGGATCTCAAGGATACGGGCGAGGAGTTGGCAGCAGCCGAAGAGCGATGGGCGAAGCGCATCACCGTCGCCGAGAATGAGATCGCAGAGGCTCGGCGCAAGGCGGGGCTTGCCGTGTCGATCCCTACGGCTGCCGGCGCAGCCACGGGCGGGGACTTCCGATCCGACCTGACCGGCGGCGGCACAGGCACAGGCACGGGCGGCGGCGGCGGTGGCGGAGGTGGTCCCGCAGCGTCTGCGGCCTCGGCTCAGGTGTCTGCCGACGCGGCAGCCCTGCAGGCGTTCCGCGACAGTCTAGAGACGCGCCAGCAACTGGAGTTAGCCGCGCACCTGGAGCGGGTGGCGCTCATCGGGCGCACAGTCGAGGATCAGATCGAAGCCTACGCGCTGGAAGGTCAGTCCTATCAGCAGTATTTGGACACGGTGCAGGAGATGCAGGCGCGTCACGATGAGGATCTGCAGAGGCTCCGCGAGGAGAATGCAGCCAAGAGGAAGGCCGACACGCTGCTAGCATTGGAGGAGGATCGGGCGCTGCTGGACCAGAGCGTGGCCCTGGCTCAGGCGAGCATGGGCGCGGTGACCGGCTTTGCTGAGCTGGCTAATGCTGTGGTGACTAAGACCTATGGCGAGGGCACAGCGCAGCAGAAGAAGGCCGCCAAGGCCGGCTTTATTGTGGCCCAGGCAGCGAGCCTCGCATCGGCTATCGTGTCAACCTTCGCCGCCATCGCAAACGCCAACGCTACCCTCCCCTATCTGCCCCTTGGTCCCATCATGGCAGCCACCGCAGCGATCACGGGCGGCGCTCAGATCGCCGGCATCGCGGCCACCACCATCAAGGGCGTCGGCGACGCGGGGATCCCGCCCGGTGCGCTGCGCGCTGCCGGACTCAACAAGCACACCACCATTGCGCTGCGGAATGATGAGATGGTGCTGGACCCGGTCGGCACGCGGGCGATCAGCGAGATGCTGCAGCAGCGATCAGGCGGCGATCCGATCACCGTCAACACTGTGCTAGAGATCGACGGGCAGGTGCTGGGGCAGACAGTCGATCAGCACCTGATCCGATCCTCTGAGCGCGGGCTGGCATACTCCAACCGCGAGAGATACGGAGGGGCCTGATGGCGCGCACAGCTTTCTTCTTAGATGACCGCTTCAGCGCGGAGGAGTCCAAGGTCACGGTCGGCCCCAACGGTGACGGCCCCAGCGCGCCCGTAGCCAATGCCCTGGACGACCGCCCGCGGGTAGTCTGGCAGTCAGGCCCGGGCGGCTATTACTCGATAGACGGGGACAGCGACTACATAGACATCAACGAGGGCGGCGGTGAGGTGGGCGTACACGTCGGCCACATCGTCGGCACCGGGGCCGCCATCGCTCAGCAGATCCAGGCCAAGCTCAACTCAAGCTCGCTGCTGTCGCTCACCTCCTACGTCGTCACCTACAGCGCGCAGACCGCACGCTTCAGCATCGCCGCCGGCAGCAACTTTGCGCTGCCCTGGAATACGGGCACGAACAACGCCACCAGCGTCCGCCAGTGGCTCGGGTTCTCCAAGGTCGATCTGTCTGGAGCATCGTCCTACACCGCGCAGGAGAGGCGCTACGGCACCGACCACTGGGCGCTCTTTGATCTCGGGTCCGCGCTGTCGATCACTGTCGCGGCCTGCATCCTAGACGGTGGCGACGGCGTGGGCTGGAACGACGCCTCTGCCAGCGTCGTCCGCATCTACGCGCACACCTCGATCCTGAGCCAGACGGACAGGTTCAAGTGGCAGGACAACGCGGCCAAGGTGTTGACGTTCTCCGACCGCCCGGCCGAGGCCCAGAACAAGCTGCAGATCGCCTTCGATACAGGCGGCGCGGCGATGGGTTACCGATACTGGGCGTTCTCGTGGCGCTACTTTGACGAGGATCCCTATCATGCGGTGGGCATCCTCAAGGCATTGGACGAGTACAGCAGCAGCACGCGGCAGGTGTCCCAGCTTGAGGGGCATGGGCTGGTTGATTCAACGCGGGCGCTCAGCGTCGCGAGCTACTACCCGAGCCAAGCGCTGCAGGTCTGGCGCGCACCGCTGACCTTCGACAACTGGGAGGCGTCCGACTATCGCGACGTGGTGACCGAGGTGGTGCGCGAGGGTAAGGCCAGCGGCCTGATCTGGTCGCTCCGCTGGACCGGGATCGCAGATGGCACCTATGACGCAGACGAGGAGGCCGACAAGGGCTTCCTGCTGTGGGCGTCGCTGCAGCGCTATAGCCAAGACGACTACGGCGGCGCGGCGTCCGACTTCATCTCGGGAGAGATCACGCTTGAACAGGTGCGCTAATGGCTGCCCCGGTCACGCTGCCGATTGACTGGAGCAAGCCCAACCTGCGCCTCGGCTACTTGGTCGAGGGTGTGTACCGTGACCCGGCGGGCGGTCGGCATCTGGTGCGGTGGTGCGGTCCGAAGTCGCGCACCGGCAGCGGTATCAGCGCGCGGGCTGTGGTGGACGGGGATCCGATCTTCGATCCGCTCTCTGGCACATCGTCGGGAATCGCCCGGCCGACCTTGACGACGGCGCGCGTGCCCTTTGAGGCGCGGCTATCTCGGTGCATGGTTGATAAGACGCTTGGCACACTCAAGCAACACATCCAAGCGCAGTCTGACATCACGTTTAAGGTTGACATTGGTGACGACGACTTGGGCCGCGTCTCGACCTCGCCCCACTGGGTGGGTTATGACGGCGAAGCCCTGATCGATATGGCAACGCTCGGCAGGTGGCGCGGCCAGCCCGTGCTGTTCTCCATCGTGGACCTCGACAACGTCGATCACATGGAGGTCTTCGCCCGCGGCACCTGGGACCGCGACCCAACCAACATCAAGAGCGCTTCATTCAAGATGACCATCGACGCCCAGGAGGCGCTGCCGCCGACTCTCAACTGGCCCATGTATCAGGTGCCCAAGGCCTCGGCTGCGTCCGCGTGGACGACGGTCCCGCAGCCCTCTTGGGTTTCGGGGCCGTCCCCGCTCACGTCAAACGACAACGCCCGCGCGCCCCTGTTCTACTACTTCAACGACGCGCACCCTGGCCTCTGGATGGGGCAGATCTACGGAGGCGCTCCGCTTGCTATCTCGCCCTCTCCCGATCCGCTCTGGCGCGAGTTGGTGCACTACGGATCTTCGGGCGGCGCGATTGGCTTTGAGTATCACTTTGTGCTGGTGTCGCCGCGCTTCGATCAGTTCTGCTACGACGTCGCCTTTGAAAATACCTCGGGCGAGGTGATCCTGGCGTCCGCGGTTGGCTATATCTTTGTCTTCAACAACGAGAACCCCAACTGGGGCCCGCTGGGAACCTGCGCCAAGTTCATGGTGTCGCCTGGATCGGTGGACTTCAGGGCGGGCCGCATCTTTGGGAGGGTCGCAGGCGGCCCCGGAGTCATCGCGCGGCGGGCGGCCTATGGCGCGCAGTTTCCCAGCGGGCTGACGGACCTGGGAACCAATGGCGGATCCGGCGAGGCCGTGCCGTACCAGTACGGAACCGGCGGCGATGTATGGGCGGAGACGGTCTTTGCGGAGATGATCACCAGCCTGCTCGGCGGTGAGTTGCTGCCCGGCTACAACACGATCCTGTGGGACTTCCTGCTGGCAGTCTACCCATACACCGCGAGCGCTCCGGGCTACGCTTGGCGGCGCTCATGCGCTGTGCCGGCACAACTGCAGGAGGAGCCCCTACAGTTCCGGCACGTGATGGCCTCGTTCATGCAGACCATCCCGGCCGATCTGGTGATGCGGACAGATCGAACCTCGGACTATGAGCGCAAGTTCTGCGCGGTGCCCAGGCAGCAGCCAGGGGATCCCGCCGTCGCCACCTTCACCGAGGCCGACCTGTATCAAAGCACGCCGCCGCGGGGCGTTGAGCAGGAGGCGGATCCCGACGGGATCTACAGCAACGAGATCACGATCACCACCTCGGACTTCTTCGACGAGCCAGACACCACCGAGGACGTCTTGGAGGTCCCTGATCGCCGGCTTCAGGAACTGCGCGACCTCTCCGAGCAGGGCTCTGCCAAGACCGGGCAGGTGATCACTGATGACGCGGCCTTCCTCGATTGGAACTGGCCCGAGGTGAGTGGGTTCCTTGGCGTTGCCTCTCTGCTCGCCACCGAGCGCTCACGCCCTCAGCCGGTGCTGAAGGCTATGCACGGCTACCCAAGTTTCCGCTTTGAGTTGGGCGACGTGATCGAGTATGACATCCGAGGGGTCTACAAGGGGCCCGGCCAGATCAGATCGTTGCTGCTTGATCTGGACAAGCAGGCCGTTACAGTGCGATCCTACCACCAGATCGGCAGGGACCGGGGCGCGACCAGCGCGCAGGGCGCGGCCGACCTGATGGACAAGGGCGAGCAAGAGGCGGCAGGCGATAAGCCGGATCTGGACAGAATGACGCTCGGGGTAGCGCGCCCCGCGCAGGATTAGGAGAGCGATATGCCGGGCGGCGTGAGTTATATCGGGGACCTCACCATTGTCGAGAGTGGCGGGGAAATTACCAGCGCGAGCGTTGGAGATAAGGCGCTGCTGTCCACCGCAGCCGACGCCACCAGCATCGAAGTAAGCAGCAGCACCGGGAAGCTCGGGATCGTTGACGCTGGATCGTCTCTGTCCTCCGGGGTTCAACGCTCGCAGATGAGCAAGCACGCGGGCTACTGGCTGCGCGGGGCGCTGGCAGTCTCTGCCGCCAACGCTGGCGTATTCCAAGTGGAGAACACCTACGGCAGCAACTTGTGCATATTGGATGTGGTGATCGAGATCGACACGGTGACCAGCGTCGGCGGAACCTCCTTGAATGTGGGCGCGGGAGCCAACGCGGACACGGACTACGACAACCTGATAGACGGGCTGGCCCTCACTGCGGCCGGCGTTTACTCCAACGTGACCGACCCGGGATCCAATGGTGGCCTTGGGCTCTGGTCCACGGGCGAGTTTATCAACGCCACCGCGAGCGCATCGCCCACCGCTCTGGTCGGCTTCTATGGGATCTATGTGGTAGACCTCACGTCCTAACAACACCCGGCGTTGCCCAGCGAGCAGCAACGCCCTGCCTGGAGTCTCGATATGGCACAGACGATCCCCATCTATATCAACGTAGACACGATCACCTCGGCGACCCTGGCAGACGGGACCGAGACGGCCGAGGCTGCCATCGAGGTCAACGCGGGCGAGATCACCGCGGGCCTGCTGTGGGGTGTTCATGGTGAATTGTCCTCGACCGGCGGGCAGGCAATCGTGCGCGCCTGGAACGACGAGAGCAGCACGCGGGAACTCTACTCCGTGACGCTGGACTTCTCAGGCGGGCTCACGCAGGCAAGCGACCTGATGAGCGCGGCGGTCCCCTTCTTTGAGGCGGCGTTCTTCACCGTCGAAGGGGACAGCACCAGCACCGGAAAGACCATCGATCTGACCTTCTACGTTCAAGCCCTGCGGTACTAGGTGGGCGCGTTCCGCAATAGTCCGCGGCGCTCGACTGCTCAGGACAACCACATCCTGCGGGAGGCTCCGCGGCTCGGCTTTGATCCTCGCTTCCTAAGCACCGAGCTTCTTTGCTGGGTGCGCTCAGACTTGCGCGTCTCGTTGAATGGTTCGACCGTCTCCGATTGGGACGACAGCAGCGGCAGCGGCAACGACTTCGCCCAGGCGACCGCAAGCGCTCAGCCGTCGCTGGATCGCGGAGGCCTGGGAGGTCGCCCGCAGTTGTTCTTTGACGGGTCGGACGACCAGATCGGCGGCCCGGACCTATATGGCACCGTCTCCAGCAACGACGATTGGACGGTAGTGATCGTGACCGGCGAGGGGTGGACGCCGGGCGGCGCGGGCTCGTGGTACTACCATGGGCAACCCGCCGTCTGGACGACTCAGCCCACTGGCTGGGGCTATGCCGGATTCGGCATTCCCAGCGGGACCTCTCCGCGGGCCGGCTTCTATAACGGGGCAGAATACAAGCAGGCGACTGGTCCCAGTAGCGTGGCTGCGGGCGTCGCCCTGATCTCTGCGGCGGTGTGTGACGGTGGCGACCTCACGCTGCGGATCAACGGTGAGGCTGGCTCCACAGTGGCATCGGCCGGATCGATCCAATCTTCAGCAACCGACCTCACGCTTGGCAAGGGGTCGGACAACGTGAGCGCTAACTGGACTTGGTGGGATGCTGGCATGTCCGAGTTCATGATCTTCGATGGCGCACTAGATGAGGGAGAGATCGAGGCGCTTGAATCGTATCTTGGCGACCGCTACGGGATCCAGGTGTGACCGTGCACTGGCTCGCGCTTCCCACCCTAGCAGCCGCGGAGGCCCGCGCTGCGGAGCTTTCCACGGCCATGGGGTACCCGCACCCATCCACGGGCACAGAGCGCTCCACGCTGCCCCAGGGGCACCCAACCAACGGAGAAGGCGCGGTACCCATCGGCCCGGCTGTCTGGTCCTGGGTCGCCGGCTCACCGATCGACATGGGATCCCTGTTGACAGATGCGGAGCGGGCTGCTTTGTATGACCGCGCAGAGATGGCTGCCGCGGGCTGGTATCGCGACGATCCCCAGCCGCCGGGAGGGTGATCCATGACCAACCGAATAGACGCAGGCGCAGCGATCAAGGTGGCGCTGTGGGCGGTGCCGGTTCTCTTTGGCTTCGGTGCCACGTATCAGAGTCTCGCCGGGAGTAGCGCCCAGGTTGCCGAGGTCGCTGCAGGCCTTGAGCAGCACGAGGATCTGCGCGCCCACCCGGTGACCGAGGAGCGGATCAACACCATTCTCACCGAGCAGCGGGCGCTCCGCGAGGACGTCGCAGAGCAGGCGATCTCCATCGCAGCAATTTGTCAGGCGACCGGGGCGATCTGCCGCTGATGCCACGCTTCAGCATGCGAAGCCAGACCCGGCTCAACACCTGCCACCCGGACCTTGTGCGGCTCATGGAGGCCGTGATCGAGCATATCGACATCACGATCCTGTGCGGCCATCGCAGCACCGAGGAACAGGCCGAGCTACATAGCAAGGGCATGACGAAGCTGGACGGATCGCCCGGCAAGATGAGCAAGCACAACCACAGCCCGAGCCTTGCCGCGGACTTCAGCCCGTGGCCGGTTGACTGGCGCGACCGCGAGCGCTGGATCGCTGCGGCCTACTACGTCAAGGCAACGGCAGACCAACTCGGGATCAAGATCAGACTGGGCGCGGATTGGAACGGGGACATGCGGTTCTCTGAGTCCTTCTTTGACGCGCCGCATGTGGAGATCGTGACATGAGCAAGAGGATCAAGGGCGCGCTGGCGTCCGCTGCCATTCTCGGGATCCTGGCCTGCATGGTGATCGTGCAGTGGCAGGGGCCCTCGGGCGACGACGACTCAGCCGGCGACGACGACAGCGCGCACGCCGACGACGACAGCGGGGCCCAGTGACTGCCGGCGACTACTTCGATCTGGCGGTGCGCTGCTGCGCCATTGGTGTCTGCAGCTACATCCTCGTGGGTCAGGTCATCAAGCCGGGCCTGCGTCTGATCGCTCGCTGGCGATCTACAGACGGCAAGCTCAGCCGCGGCCAAGAGGCGTTCTTCCGGTGGCTCACCCGCGCCCTGGCGGTGACGCTGGGCGCTGCGCTGGGGCTGCTGCCGCTCTGGCCTGAGTGGCTGCTGGCCTCGTGGGGTCCGCTGCTCGGCTGCCTGGGTGGCGGGCTCAGCCCCGGGATCTACGCCGCCACCAACAAGGCGCTACCGGCTGCGGTCGCTCGCGCCATCGGCGGCAAGGGATGCAAGCACCCGTGAACGTCGCCGCCATCGTCTGCGCTGGGCTGGCTGTGGCGCTCGCTGTGGCTGCCTGGAAGTTCCCGCGGCTACGGGTCGCCCTGCTCGCTGCGGCTGCCTCTGTGGGCGGCGTGGCGGCTCTGCTGGTAGCGCTGGGCGGTGCCCGCGGCGACCTGGGCAGGGCCAAGCGCAGCGTGGCAGCGAAGCGCCAGATCAAGACAGCCGTCAAGGGCCACAAGCGGGCGCTTATCGCAGAGCAGAAGCGCATGGCTGAGGTGCAGGACAAGATCGACGCCATCACCGCGCCGCCCGAGCCCGAGGCGAAGCTGGATCTGGACGCTCTTGCCGACCGGATCAACAAGCGGTGAGAGGCTCTGTGCTGGCTGCTGTGGCCTTCGTCGCCGTGGGGTGTGCCCATTCCCCGCCGCCGGTGGCCGGGCTGCTGGACGACTTCCCGAGGGCCTCGCTGCCCGATGTCCAAGAGCGAGCGCAGGAACCTGGGTGGTGCGAGGCCACCGCGCCCATCGGCCCGGGATCTGATCCTGGCTGCGTCGGCATGCTGGTGCCGCCGGGTCGCCTGGAGTTGCTGCTGGATGAGGGCGATCTGCTGGGCGAGTGTCGCAAGGCTCTGGACCTGAGCTATCACGGCAGGCAGTCGGATCGGGATCATGCGGTGAGCGTGGTGCAGGCTCGCGAGGAGCAGCTACGCATAGCCCGCGAGGTGCAGCCCCGGCTGTTTGCCTTCGGTGCTGGGGTCGGTGCAGGCGGCACGCTGATCGGCGTGCTGCTGATCGCTCTCGCCACCCGCTAGGCTGGATCGCTAGCAGCCACCAACACATCACGCGCCCAGGTGGTGGTGCCCTTGCCTGCCTTCTTGGCTGCTGCTTGGATCTTGATCCACTTCTGATCGTTGATCCTGATGCTGCGGTGCCGCTCTACCATGTCAGGCGCGCACGCCTTGCGGCCTCGCTTGGGTTGTCCTGTGGGTTGTTCCTTGGGCTCTGCCTTCAGCATGTCAGTCTCCTGTGCCGGGCTGGCCGGCGGTTGTGGGGTGGGTGGTTAGTATCCAAACTCGGCGCGGTGCGCTGCGTCCCATGAGACCCACACAGCCCTCAGTTCGCGGGCGCTGTGCTGCCCGTCTGGCCTAACTGTGGTTTCGGTCCACTGGCACTTCACCCGGTCGCCGTCAGCGTGGAACACCTCGCGATGGTCTGGCCCATACACGATGCTCCGGGTGCGGTAGATCCGCGTCCCGTCCTCCTCGACAATGGCGTCACCCCGGCGCAGGGCCTTGGCCCGCTCCTCGCTGCGCGCCTTGGCGATGGTCGCCGGGTCCTTGCTCACGATCACGTGGATGGTGCGCGTAGTCTCAGACTCTGTGACCAGTGGATACTCTCTGCTGTGACTGTTCTCGCTCATGGTGTCCTCCGTGCCCCTTTCGGGGCGTGGCGTGGGTGGTTTCGGGCTCTAGCGAAGCACCACGGTGATGCCTGGGCTGCCACAATCTTCGCAATCCATCCAACCGGCTTGGTGGAGGGCCACCTCTCCCTTGGGTGCCGTGACCGGTCCATCGTCTCGCCACTCGGCCCGGGGGTGCTGCCCCGGCTGGTGCATGGCCGCGATGTTTCCGGTGAATAGGGTGGCGCTGCAACAGTTACAAACCATCTCGATTTGAGTGAAGCTCGTGGCGTTGGGGCTGGTCATGTTCTTTGTCCTCCGTGCCGCTTGATGCAGCAACTACAGAAATCCTAGCCGTGGCTACATCAATGGTCAAGCGTATCTACAACTTTATTTTGCCCAGTCACCGACAGCAGAGCAGTGCCACACATAGCAACGCCCCGCGGAGGACACCAACGGGGCGCTGCTGGTCCGGCCCGGAGGTTGAGGGCGGGCCGAGGGGGAAGGTCAGCCTATCATGGGCTGCCTGAGATTGAAGAGCGGCGCGTCTCCAGTGATGCGGGCCTCTGCGATCTGGATGTATTCAGGATCAAGCTCAAAGCCCAGGAACCGGAAGCCCTCGCGCAAGGCTGCGATCCCGGTGGTGCCGCTGCCCGCGAAGGGGTCTAGGATCAGGCTGCCGGGTTGCCCGCCCACGAGCCGACACAGCCAAGACATCAAGTTGATCGGTTTTACAGTCAAGTAGGGTGCAGATTGAACACGACATCAGCCGTGCGACCTGCACCCGCTCGGGGATTCTGCATCCCCTTGGAGCCCTCCTTTCTTCCTACAGCGTCAGCCCCGGTTGCTTGCTTCTTCCTTTTCCCGCAGACGGCGCAGACGCTTTGACTTGACGACGATCCCGATGTGGCAGGGGCGGCATCGACCATAGAGCGGCCAGCCTTCCTTGCTGATGTACCAGTCGGCGGGGCCAACGGGCTTGAGGCATCCACAGACAGAGCAGGGCTTCCACCAGACACCGGCCCGAAGCTCGCACCCGCTGTGGATTCGCTTGTGGGTAACCCTGTCAACGGGTAGCAGGTTGCAGATCCTGTTGTCGAGTCTGTCTCCGTTGATGTGGTGGACGTCCCACCCGTCAGGGACTGGCCCGCTGGCCTGCTCCCATGCCCACCTGTGGGCCATAACGAGCCGCCCGCCACGGTAGATCCTGTGGTATCCGGCCCGGCTGATGCTGCCCTCTCGGAGGTGGTGCTTTGGTTTCGGCCCGCGCTTTCCCATGTCGCCCCCTTCGGCTTACATGAGCATAACATGTTAGCGCGAGTTAAGCCCGCCTCACGCTCTGCCCTGGATGCCTTGGGGCACGCGAATACGTTGGCGGGCCATCGACCGAGGGACGATGATTCTATGTCCTGAAGCGGGGCCTTGGCGCTGCCGTAGATCGGGGAGTGGGTGTAACCTCCCACGGATCGCCCGCCTGGATCTTCCTGCGGCCCAGGCCAGCCAGATCGCTCGCCGTACCCGTAGCGGCACCCGTCGATATTCAGAGCGCCCGTGCCCCACTTCAGGACGTTTTCGGCGACTGTGCCATCCAGCGGCTTGCGGGCCAGGGCCCAATGTTCGAGGCAAGGCTTGAGCGCGGTGCCGTAGCCTTCCCAGGTGCGGGCGTCGTCGGTGGCTGGTGCTGTGATGGTGGCAGAAGCAAGACCCCCAAGGCCCGGGCCCCTGGAGTCAAGCACGCCCGCCTTGCCGTGGCCCGTGCGCTTCGGGGCGTGCCGGTTCAGCCCCACCACCTCACGCTCTGCGCCGTGATGCGCGTCGATGGCCTTGCCGACCGAGAGCGACTTCGGGAAGCCTTGCCACTGCTGGTGTGCGCCCAAGTCTCTGATCATCCACCCAGCATCCTCAAGCCCGCAGATCAATCGGTGGATCGTGCGCTGCCCGCCGAAGGCTACGATGTGCGCGCCGGGCTTGCAGACCCTCAGACACTCGCGCGCCCAGGTCACGCCGGGAACGGCAGCGTCCCACGCCTTGCCCATGAACCCGCCACCCTTGCGCCCGGTGTCGATGTCGTCCCAGGTGCGGCACCGTCCGTCAGGGCTCAAGCCGTAGGGTGGATCTGTGACGATGGCATCTATGCAGGAGTCAGGGAGAGCGCGGAGCCTGTCGAGGCAGTCGCCTTGCTGGATGTCCCAGGTCCTCACCGCCGGGCCTCCCTGATCTCGATGGCCGATAGCTCGATCTCTCGCCCGCACGATCCGCACCGCCTCAGCCACTGGGCCGCCTTCAGCCGCCAGACCCTCGCGCAGTGGATGCACTTGGCCAGCCGCGAGCGCAGCAGGTAGGGGTTGGTGGGGTGCCTGAGCCTGTATTCGGGGATCCCGACCTTGTGCCTCCAGTAGCAGACAGATTGCGGGTTCACGTTCAGCCACTCGGCCACCTGCTGATCGCTCGCCATCGGGAAGGCCAACAGGACGTCGCCCAGGGCCCACCCTATAGAGGGGTAGGTGTGGCCCTTCCAGTGGACGCGCATGGGGCTCACGGCAGCGCGCCAAAGAGATGCTCCTGCCGTCTGCCAAGGTCCAGCCTCCGCAGTGTCTTACCAAAGCGCGTAACGCTGGTGCCGTCGAAGCTGTGCGCCCCGGCATCGTTGCACAGGTTGATCCGCTTCACACTGTTGACCCGCGCAACGTGGAAGTACGCGCCCCGCTCCTGCGCGAGCTTGCCCCAATGGCGCATCGTCTCCAGCTTCCACTCTGTTGTGCCGCCCAGGAAGATCCCGATCTCAGGCCCGATCAGGTGTCGAACGTCGCCGGGATCGATCCCGTCCTGCACCGCAAGCAGCGGCGGGGCAACGGCAGACACCCGATCAAGCCAGGACAGCGAGAAACGAAGCGACGACAGCCCACCCGCCACAATATCGGGCAGGGTGATCCAGTCTGCCCCGCGCCCCATCTTCGCCAACGCGCACTCAAAGGCTCCCACGTCGAACGGTTCGCCCCGCTGGTAGCAACTCCACGCCCCGTTGTCTAGAGCGTAGGGGAACCCCTCAGAGCGCAGCACAGCGCCCGCAACCACAAGCACCCGCCAGCCTGCCTCACGCATGGCGGCGAGTGTTGTGCGCGTTCCTGTTCTGCTGGCGTAGGCTTGCATCACGCGCCAAGCTCCCGCCAAGACCAGCCGCGCCGCTGCGGCCCGCGGATGCAGAGAGTGAGGCACCCTCTTGGCCCCACGCGCAGGCTGTGCACTTCGGACGCTCTGCGGAAGGACGCGCGGCCGAGGGCCCGCCAACAGGCAGCACCGGGGCGGGCCTCTGAATAGCCCCCACGCAGCACCACCGTTACGAAGTCCCATGGGTGATCGTGACCCTGGATCTTGGCTCCGCGCGCGAAGCGGTGCAGGTACACCCCGAGCGGGCGAGAGTCGAGCAGGGCCAGCCGCTCCATCGTGGGGCTGGCCGATGATTCGCTCGGGAAGATCGGACGCCACCTCACGGTGCTAACTCCCGGCAGCGGATCCCCGCGCGGCACTCGTCACAGACACCGCAGGGGGCTGGGATGCCCCTCGCCCTAGCCTCGCACGCGCCGCAGGTTCCGCAGGGTTCCTCGCCGCCCGCGTAGCAAGACCATGAGAGATCGAGCAGCGCGGACCCTCCGTACCTCTGCGCGAACCGATATACCCCACGCTTGTCCAGGTCGATCAGCGGGGTAATGATCTTGCAGGGTGCCAACTCTGTCCGCATCTTGTCGAAGAACTCCGGGCGGCAGTCCTCAAACACCGCCCAGTCATCGCGACAAGACCCCATCACCACCGCATCTGGCCCCGGAAACAAGGCGGCAGCTTGGCGCAACATGATCGCATTGCGATCCGGCACCACAACGCCGGCCCCGGAGAGCTTGCCTTCAAGGTCGGTGAGCGCGGATCCCGCAATCCGACCCAGCGGCACAAACCACTTGTTGACCCCGTAGACGTTGCACAGGCGAGACATGGCGACCCGCTCCCGCCCCTCGTGGCGCTGCCCATAGGTGAAGAACACCGCATCAACTGCGCGCCCGTATTCAATAGAGGCCCAGGCTAGGCAGGCTGCGGAGTCCATGCCGCCTGATAGTAAGACCCTGATCACGGCTTCTCTCCGCACTCCCAGCACCCGCCCGGATGGTGGTTGGTGGCGGCGCAGTGCGGGCAAGTCCAAGGCTCGCCCTCGCCACGGCAGATCGCGATCGTCTCCTTCATTGCCTCCGCGCAGTCCTGGCAGATCACCGAGACGATCAGCACGGGCGGATCCATCTGCGCGCGAAGCTCGCACGGCACGGCGACGTTGACCCCGATCCGGTAGCTGCACCAATCGCAGACGCCGTCGCCCGCCTCGACTGCGTGATCGGCTGCCGCCTGCATCGACTCAAACGACCTCACCGCAGCGCCTCGACAGCATCGCCCCACATGAGGCGAACCTGGACGCTTGGGCCCTCGCCCTCTGCGCCGAATGTTTTCACGGCATGGACGGCGCAGATCGTGGAGTCGTCGCGCAGGATCCCCGCTCGCTGGATGGCGTCGGCCGCGCACTTGATCACGTTGTCGAGGTCTGGCCTTGACGTGTGAACCACTCGCCCAGGGTCGCACTGGCAGGCTCGCTTGTGACTACAGATCAGCCGCTGCGGGCGCGTGAAGATCGCCACAACCGTGAGTTCACAGCCCTTGATCAGCATCGACCGGTCACCCCACTCGCGAGCCATCACCGCCGCGGCGTCCATCTCCCAGGACGCTGTAGGCTTCGGAGTGAAGGCGATCACACCCTTGCCGCGCCGGGCGAACCGGGGCCGCCCCTTGCCGACCGGCTGGCCGGGGATCGTGCATGTCCAGACCTGATCGTTCACTTGCTGATCTCCAACTCCAGCGCCTCGACCTCAGCGCGCAGCCTGTTGCGGTCTGATCTCAGCCGGTGGATGTGCCACAGCAGGCCAGAGAGTCGCCCCGCCGAGATGTCGCAGCAGGCGCACTTCTCGCGATCATGGAATACCTCGGCGTCCCCGTAGTGGTCTGGCAACAACTCGGCGGCCTCCATCGGCTCGCTTCCAGTCGAGCGCCGGGAACTGCCAAAGCGGCTATAGCTCAGGCTCCAGGGTTGCGTTCCATCGTCGCACTCGTGATCGCGTCTGGACATGTCAGGCTCCTACCAAGGGATGTCGTCGTCACCGACGGCGGTGGTGGTGGGTGGCTTGCGGTGCTGGCGCTCATCGGCTCCGATGTCATGGGTGCTGGGGCCGGCGTGGATCTCGACAGTCTCACAGGAGATGCCCAGATCCTGCCGCGTGTTGCCGTCTCGGTCGGTCCACTCGCGCAGGGTGAGCCGTCCACTCACGGTCACGCAGTCGCCCTTGGCCGCCTTGAGGAGGTCGGCGCTGGCGTACTGCGACCAGCAGACCACATCGAGCCAGATCGTCGGCTTCTCGCGGCCCTGGCCTACGGCGAGCCGCGCCTTGACGAACGTGCGGCTGTTGCCCTGCACCTCTTCGGGGTCGCGGCCCAGGTGCCCGGTGAATATGACTGTGTTGATCTTCATCGTGTCGCCTCCTGCCTTCCGGCCTCGCCGGCTGCGTCTCGCATGAATGTGTAGGGCGTGCCGCCGTCGTTGCGCTCCTGCAGGGCTGCCAGCACGTCGCCGGGTCCGCCGGGGTCGGTGTGCATGCTCTGCCATGACCAGCAGCCGCCGGTCACCCACTGCAGCACATCGTCCGCTGCCTCCTTCGTCTCACAGCCAACCTCATCCTTTAGGATCTGCTTGATCTTGCCGAGTTGCTTATCTGCCATCATCTGCGCCTTGGTGGCGCGCGGTGCCGTGGGCTGCCGCGCCTTCGGCGGGGCGACGTAGCCCTGCCCGTTGCCGTCGTCATCCACCTGGGCGATCTGAGCCACTGCAGCCAACTGATAGCGGCGCAGGTAGGTGCTGATCGATCCTGTCTCGTGCTTGAGGTTGCGGGGTTCGCCCAGCGGCAGGGAGCAGCGCCCCACCTCCAGCCGCTCAGAGCCCCACAGGAGCGCCGTGGAGACCGTGATCCAGCCGTCGCCACCGTCCACAGCCTGCAGCACCGCGATGCCCTCAGCGTTGAAGGCAGGCAGCGCCACGTCGCGCACCGCCGAGAGGTCGGCATAGTCACTCTTGAAGTGAGGGTTCTTTGCGTTCTTGATCGCGTTGTCCATGTTCGCCTGCGCCGCCGCTATCGCGGCTGCAAAGCTCTCGTGCTTCTTAGGTGTTGCCATGGGTGTCCTCCGTTGTGGCTGTGGCTATCAGGTGATGCGCGGTGCAGTCAGCGCAGCGCGCGGTGTAGGTGGATCGGCCATGCTCTGCGGTGACGTGCAGGGCGTCGGCCCCGCAGAAGTCACAGAGCGGCAGAGGCTCTAGCCCGGTGGCCTGCAGGGCGAGGCCGGGATCGTAGTCGCCCAGGGCGGCCTGGATGCGGCTGTGGCTCACTTGCTGGCCCGGTAGGAGCGGGCGAGCAGGAGCAGCAGGTTGGTGGCCCTGCCCGCCGTCTTGTCCACCCGGGCGAGGAGACCCTTTAGGATCGCTTCCTGGGCCAAGGCGCGGTTCGCCCAGCCTCGACGGCGGCGACCGTCGGATGTCGTCCAGAACCGCCCAGCCTCTAAGACCGAATAGGTGGGCTCGCGCTTCCAGTTGTTGGCCTCGGCTGGGATCTCAACGACCCGGGGCGCGTCTTCGTACTTCATCGGCTGCGCCCCGTCCGCACGGCTGCCTCGGCCTTCGCGAGAGACTGCCACGCGCGCCGCTTGCCGGTGGCGCTGCGCCAGAACTTGCCGTCCGGGCCGAGGACCGAGTAGGTGTCACGCGGTCGCCCGCGGCTACTGTTGGCTGCGACAGTCACGATCTGCGGGGCCTCCTCCGCTGCGGGATCAGGGAGCGCCTCAGCCTTGGGCTCAGCCTTCGGGCGGGCCGGTGGCTCAGCGTCTGCCCACGGGCTGCCCATGATGGTGCCGCCACCGCAGACGCACTCCTCTGGTGGGGTCCGTCCGACCCGCTCGAACAGGTGAAAGCAGATCGGGCTGAGCGTGGCGCTGGCCTCGTTGCGGGTGGCTTCGGCATGGTGAGCCAGCCAATAGCCGAGGGTTGGGTCGATGCCTGCGACCTGCTCAGCGAGAGCAAGGATCCGCTTCTGTTCGTCTGGGGTCATGGGTTGTTGTCCTCCGCAGGCGGGATGCCTGACAGGGTGAACCTTACAGCAACGCTTTTTATTCTGTCAACGTGCGTTGCTGTATTTCTTAGATTAGTCTACGGTTGCCGTGAAAGGGGGCTTCAATGCCTGACAACGACAAGACACTGACACGGGGCAGCGTGCTGCTCAAACAATGGATCAAGGTGAAGGCCGGCAACTCTCAGCGCGCCTTGGCCGCCGACCTGGGTATCACTTCGGCTTCAATCAGCAACATGGTCACAGGCCGCAACGCGCCATCCATGGGGCTGGCTGTGCTGATACAGGCCAGAACCCGGGGCGCGGTTCGCGTCTCCGATTGGCTGGACCCGGTGGCTTCGGCCAAGGTCGAGCAGATGACGCGGCTGGTGGGTCGGATCGATGGCTAGAAAGCGCACCCTATCTCCTGAGTTCTTCCTGCACGAGGGGCTGGCGGGATGCTCTCCGCACGCGCGGCTGCTGTTCGCGTCTCTGTGGTGTCAGGCAGACCGGGAGGGCCGCCTGCTGTGGCTGCCCATGCAGGTCTACGGATCGACCTTCCCATGGGAGCCGGGCCTTGACGTCGGCGCGATGGCGGCCGAGCTTGAGGCTGTGGGTTGCCTGCGCCGCTATCGGCACAACGGCAAGCTATACGCCGACCTGCCCGGCTTCCTGGCGTGGCAGAGGCCCCACAGGAACGAGCCAGACAGCCGGCATCCGGGCGCTGCCCCGATAATGGCTGACCAAGAGTCGGACAATGGTCGGCCTGACGTCGGACAATGGTCGGCCGTCGCCCGCCTCTTATCCTCTGATCCTCTATCCTCTGATCCTCTATCCTCTGATCCTCTAGAGAACAAGATGTCGGCTGCGCCGCCAGCCGTGGAGGCTGCGCCACCACCAGCCATTCCACCTTCAGAGCCTCGCGAGTCTCAGAGAACAACCCAGGCACAACACCTTGACCAGCACTGGCGGCGCCTCAGCGGTGTCCGTCCCAAGCCCAAGTCTGCAGCCAGTAAGAAGCGGCTGGCCCGGTGGTCGCGGTATCTGAAGGATCACACGGTCGCGGAGCTTGAGCTGCTCACCGAATACATCGCCGATTCGCCCTGGTGGCGCGGCGAGAACAACACCAGCAGCGACCTGCTGAAGGCTGGCCCCGGCAAGTGGCTCAACGACCCCGAGAAGGCCGAGGCCAGGATCAACGAAGCAAGGGCTTGGGAGGATGGCGGCAGGCAGTCACAGCCCAAGCCAGCCGCCACCAACCGCGCGCCATGGGAACGAACAGTTGAGGAGGTGGCGGCTGAGGCCGACGCCATCCTCCGAGCGAAGGGAATAGATCTCGATGCGATCACTATCTGACGTTGTATCAGCCAACCTCCAACTCATCCGCTCGCGTACCCCGCCAGCGTCTGAGGCCGCGCTGTGGGTCGATGAGTTCAACCGCAAGATCGGCAGCATCGATCCTGAGCGCCTGCAGTCAGCATTCGACGCCGCCCGCGAGGAGGCGGCAGGCTCAGGACGTTACCGCCCGCTCCACTTCGACGACATTCTCCGGGCCTTTCGGCGCACGCTCAGCACCGACCGGCGCGAGCAGGACGCACCGCCCAGCGTGCCCGACTGCCCGCGCAAGTGCGGCGATGGCAAAGTGATCGTGCTGGATGAGAAGGGCTACGAAGTCGTCGCCCTGTGCACCTGCGCCGCCGGCCAGTGGTGGGGATCTCTGCCTGCCTGGAGCCAGTACCCCACCGCCCTAGAGCTACTGCGCCGGCCCGGCTACACCGAGCCCGAGGCTGCTGGGGTGTCCCAAGCTCAGGCCGATTGGCTGCTGAACCGCACCGGTCAGGTCGGCGTCAAGGTGGCTATGGAGGAGTTCACGGCTGAGATGGATCGGCGGGCTGGGCGCTAGACTGCGGGGCTGGTGGCAAGGTTTCTTTGTTTATCTCGTAGATACACCTTGTGCTTTGTTGTGGATACGCTAATCTCAAGTCATGAGAGTTAAGCACTACACAATCGAAGCACCCGGCAG